TTAATGATGTAAATGTTTGGTTCTCAAAGAATGGAACTAATATTCCTGATTCTGATAGCAAATTCAGCGTACCTAACAAGCATGGTGGCGTAGATGGAGCATTAATTGGAACAGTTACATTAATTGAGGATTTACTTGCTGGAGATTACATTGAATTGTACTGGGAGACAACTAATACAGCAATTTCTCTACAGCAATTACCAGCAGGAACAAATAGTCCTGCAATTCCATCTGTAATTGTAACTATTAATATGATTACCTATCAAGGTGCAAGTGGACCTACTGGAGCCACAGGAGCCACAGGTGCCACTGGTGCGACGGGACCTGGAGGACCTGACTTAACAGCAGGACCAATAAGATCCGTAGCAGGTACATCATCTATATTCTCACAAACAGGTACAGGCGATACATTTGTAATGAGTACTGGTGATCCAGTATTTGCAAGTGGAATTACTGTTGAAGACATTGCTATTAATAATGGAGCAGGTACGGGTGTTAGTAACATTGCAATTGGACTCACTTCACTTGTAAACAATACAACAGGTGGTCAAAATGTTGGTATTGGAGTTAATACCTTAAATGCAAATACATCAGGTTCTACAAATGTTGCTATTGGCGCAGATGCACTTCTTACTAATACAACAGTAAGTAACCTTCTTGCAATTGGCTATAGATCTTTAGGATCATTAACAACAGGTTCTAACAATATTGCTGTTGGTCCAAATACTTTGCGTTCTGCAACAACTGGCTCAAACATGGTTGCTTTTGGTGCTAATGCTTTAGAAAATATTGTAACTGGTACTGGAAATATTGGAATTGGTGGAAATGCACTTAATTTAGTAAATGGTGTAAACGGTAACACAGCAATTGGAAATCAGGCTCAGAGTGTAAACTTTAGTGGAGGATTTAACACCAATGTTGGTGGAGCATCAATGCTTAATATTATTGCTGGTAATAGCAATACTTCAATAGGACAAGCAGCACTTCAAAATCTAACAGATACAGTTGCAACAATTGGAGCAATTACTCCAGGATCTGGCTACACTGATGGAACATATACAAATGTTAATTTAACTACTGATCATTTCTATGGATTTGGTACAGGAAACCTTACTGCAGATATTACAGTATCAGGTGGAGTCGTAACAGGAGTAACTATTGTTCTTGGTAGAGGCGTTAGAGTTACTTCAATTCTTTCAATTCTGGCTTCAACTGCTCCTGCTGGACTTGCAACAGGTTCAGGATTTAGCGTTCCTGTAGCATCTGTTAATACTTCTTCAAATAACACAGCAGTTGGAAGAAACGCAGGAAGAAATGGCTACCAATCCAATAGCAATACATACATTGGATTTGAAGCAGGATCAAGTGCTACTGGTTCATCAAATGTATTTATTGGATCTCAAGCGGGACAAAATGAAACAGGAAGCAATAAACTTTATATTGATAACAGCAATACAGCAACTCCATTAATTGGTGGAGATTTTTCAGCAAATACTGTAACTATTGGTGGAACATTAACTGCAAATAGTCTAATTACTTCTGGTGGAACATCTAATCAATTTGTTAAGGGAGATGGATCATTATCTTCAACTCAACAAGGAGACTGGATTGGATATGCTATTTCTACAATTGGTATCCCTACTCACTTTGGTCCAATTGGAGAGGCTCTTACAGATAGTGCACAAAGAGACGAATTAGCATTTAGAACCTCTATTGGAGAAGTAGCACTAAGAGATATTGGTTCATTTACATCTAATATTTACTCAAATGGCCATGGTCCAGTTGGTGGATCAATGGTGTATTATGGATCTTATTCTTCACCTGGAACAAACAATACACTAACAAATTGTTTCTTCTCAGCAAATGCCACATTTGGTTTTTGGTTTAGAAGAAATGGTGCTCCAGCCTCCGCAACACAAGTAGTTGCTGCATATTTAAATTCAAATTATAACTATGGTTCTGGTGGATCTGGTAAATTTAATATTACATCATCAGGAACTCTGGATGTTCAACCATACTTTAATGGTTCTACTGGAACTGCTCTTACCTCAGCAAATGTTTGCGATAACCAATGGCACTTTATAGCAGTTAGCAGATCTGGTTCAACATTAACACTATTTGTAGATGGAGTTCAGGTAGCAACAGCCTCAGACTATAGTGCAACTGGAACTACATCAACTCATACAGTTGATACAGGATTTACTGGAGCATTTATTGGTACTGAAATAGGTTGGAACTCATCAATGACTTCTGGCCAAATGGCAGCATGGTATGCGACCAAATGATGGTAAAATTAACTAAGGGAAAAGGGTAATCAAATGAGTCTATCTAAAAGACTAAAGGCATCTGGTGAAGCCAGAGACATGAACAGTCAATACATACTTCCATTGATTCCACCTCGTCCTTTGTTTGGTGTAGCCAATACAGGTACATATGTTGATACAGAGTCTGCTATTCGTACATCTACCGTTTATTCTTGCGTAAGACTACTTGGAGATACTATTTCTTCATTGCCAATGGGTGCATATGTACGCAGAGGACGCAATCGTTTATCCTATGCAGCAGTTTATGGAGAACAACCAGCATGGATTAATAATCCAAACCCAGAATCAACAAGATTAGAATTTATTGAGCAAGTAATTACTTCTATGCATCTACATGGTAACGCATTTATTTTGACGGTACGAGATGATAATAATGAAGTAACAGAACTATATGTATTAAACCCAAATGAAGTAAGAATTGAAAGACCTATTCCAGGAGAGCCACTTGTCTATAGAATTAAAGATATAGAAAATGGCATTTACGATCAAATTTTAACAAGCAATGAAGTTCTACACATTCCACTATTTAGAATGCCAGGATCACACTACGGCTTAAGCCCAATTGGTGCTTGCCGTATGTCTGTTGGTATTGCACAGGCTTCTGACACATATGCAGCCTCATATTTTGGTAACGCTGCTAATCCTGGTGGAGTTATTGAAGTTGCAGGAGAATTAAATGCAGAACAAGCAGGAGATATTGCTCGTAACTGGCAAGAATCACATGCTGGTCCATACATGTCTGGTAAAGTTGGTATTCTTTCTGGTGGTGCAGCATTTAAGCCACTATCACTAAACGCATCTGACGCACAACTAATTGAGGTCAGACGCTTCAATGTAGAGGACATTGCCAGAATTTTCCGTGTCCCACTAAGTCTTTTAGGTCATCCTACACAGGGTGCCATGTCTTATGCATCTGTTGAAGCACAGAACCTTTCATTTGTACAACACTCACTACGCCCACTATTAGAGCGTTTAGAGCAAGCATTATCTCCATTGCTTCCTGAGTCAGATGGATTTATTAGATTTAACCTTGATGCACTTTTGCGAGGTACAACAATAGAACGCTTTGATGCCTACACAAAGGGATTAAGAGAAGGCTTCTTATCACTAAACGATGTACGCCAATATGAAGACTTATCATCACTTGGAGATCCAGGAGATCAATACAGACTTCCTCTACAAAACATTGATGCTGGTCAAGCACCACTTGTTGGAGATAAGATGAAGGCTGAGATTGCTTCTATCTTGGTACAAGTTGGATACAATCCAGATGATGTTTCCAAGATGTTAGGAATAGACGAACTATCGCACACAGGACTTCCTTCAGCACAATTACAACAAGTATCCTTAGTTGATCCAACAGATCCAAAGGCTGCTTACAGTGATGAGGTCAAAGAGTAATGCCTTATCTTGTTTCAAATAAACAATCAGATTGCTCTGGTTGGGCGACGGTAAAGCAAGAAGAAGATGGTTCATATACTACTATAAAGTGCCATGACAACAAACAAGATGCTGTTGATCAAATGGTAGCAATATCTATAGCAGAAGATATGGAGCCAGGTGGAGAAGTTAGAGCAGTTGATAGTGTTCCACAGTTCATTAGAAATAATGCACAAAGAGGATTAGACTATTTAGCAGAAGGTTTTGGTGGCGATGGTCTAACTGAAGGTACCAAGAGAGCAGCAAGAGAGATGGCAGCAGGTCGTATCTCTGATGATAAAGTAAGAAAGATGGCTCCTTGGTTCGCAAGACACAAGGCAGATGGACAAGCACCACAGAATAAAGATTCCTCAGATCCAGGATATCCTGGTGCAGGATTAGTTGCTTGGCTACTATGGGGTGGCAACGCAAACTTTGATGATGCTGCTCAAGACTGGGCACAACGCCAAATTGATAAATTAGATAATGAAACTAATAAAGCAAGGAGCAAGATGAAGAAGACTGAACGCCGTACTTTTACGGTGAGAAACATAGAAGCAAGACAGGCAGATGACGGTACTATGCGTATGGCAGGCTATGCTGCAGTATTCAATGAGGCTTCCTTACCACTACCGTTTATTGAGAAGATTGCACCAGGTGCATTCACAAAGACACTACAAGAGACACCAGATGTTCGTCTATTGGCTAATCACGAAGGATTGCCTATGGCCAGAACCAAAAACGGTACCATGAGATTATATGAAGACGAAACAGGACTATATTTTGAAGCAGAGTTAGCAAATACACAGGAAGCAAGAGATCTATATACTCTTGTTGAGCGTGGAGATGTTGACCAAATGTCCTTTGCATTCAGAGTAATCCGTCAAAACTGGAGCAAAGACCGTACAGAAAGAACCCTTACAGAGGTATCTTTGGCTGATGGTGATGTATCAATCGTCACATATCCAGCATATCCAGCAACTTCTGTAGAAGCAAGAGAAGCCATAAAGAGGGCTATCTTGGAAATAAAAGAGGGCAGAGAAGTAACTGGAGATTCATTATTAGTATTAGAAAGTGTATTTGGAGACTTAGCAGAAGGTCATGAATATATCATGAAGGCTGTAGAAGTCATGGGTACACTGCTTGGTAATAATGGAGTAGAAGGCGAAGAAGAAGATTCTTCAAGTCCATTGGAGGATGTTGAAGAACAAGAATTAGAAATGTCTGCTACCAATGTTATAGAAATAACAGATGTTCCTGGACAAGGTGCAAAGATTGTTGGAGATTTCCCATCAGTTCTAAACTTCTTGCCAGATAACATGCCAAGATCAATGTCTCTACGCTTAGCACAAGCAAAGAGAAACACAATAAAATAATATTCCTATTCTAAAAGATAGGACTGAAGTCGGAGTTAGGCTCACACCCTTGTAAGCGTCGTGAAATCCATAACCACCACCTCAAACTAAAATAACTCACAAAAAGGAGAACAACAAATGTCTTATTTAGACAAAGTAATTGAACGCCGTGATGCAGTTAAGGTAGAGTTGGACGCAGTTCTTGAAGCAGTTGCTGCAGAGAACCGTACAGACCTTACAGAGGATGAGTCAGCAAAGGTAGATGCCCTTGTTGAGGAATCACGCTCATTGGATTCAAAGATTGAAAAGTTAACTGCACAAGCAGCAGCAGATGCTAAGGCATCAGAGGCTCGTTCAGCAGTTGCTGAAGTTGCAATGCCAAAGGTTGGCGGAGCAAAAGTAACTCGTGAGGCTCGTACATACTCACCAGAAGGTGAAGCATCATTCGTTAAGGATGCATTTGCAGCAAAGTTCAGCAATGACTATGCAGCATCAGAGCGTCTTGCTCGTCACACTCGTGAAGAGGAAATTGAGCGTCGCTCAGTAGGAACTGGCAACTTTGCTGGTCTCGTAATTCCACAATACCTTGTTGATTTAGCAGCACCATTTGCTCGTGCAGGTCGCCCAACAGCAGACTTCGCAACAAACAAGATGGCTCTTCCAGCAGCAGGTATGACCCTAAACATCTCACGCATGACTACTGGAACATCAACTGCAGTTCAGGCTTCTGAAAACGATGCAGTTTCAAATACAAATGCTGACGATACACTACTTACTGTAAATGTTCGTACAATTGCAGGACAGCAAGATATCTCAAAGCAGGCCATTGAAAGAGGAACAGGCATTGACCAGTTCATCGTCCAGGATCTTATTCGTGGATGGCACACAACACTTGACGACCAGATTCTTAACGGTACTGGTTCATCAGGTCAAATCCTTGGTGTAACAGATACTCCAGGAGTTAACACAGTTACTTTCACATCAGCATCACCAACAGCAGAATTGCTATATCCAAAGTTGGCAGATGCTTACCAGCAAGTACAGACAAGCGTATTCCAGAATCCAACACATTGGATTATGCACCCACGCCGTCTTGCATTCTTGCTTGCATCAGTTGATACAGCAGGTCGCCCACTCGTTGTTCCAACACTTGGTGGACCAATGAACGCAATGGCTACAGGTGCAGGACAAGCATACTACGGTAACTCAGGTTACTCATTGATGGGTCTTCCTATCGTTGCAGATGCAAATGTTGTCACAGACAACGGTGCAGGCTCAGATGAAGACCGTATCTACTGCGTAAATGCAAATGAACTACATCTCTGGGAGCAAGCAGGATCACCATTCGCATTGAACTTTGATGCAACTGGTGCAGGCTCACTCACAGTTAAGTCTGTAGTTTATGGATACTCAGCATTTACTGCTGGTCGTTATCCAGGAGCAGTATCTATTATTTCAGGTACTGGTCTCGTAGCACCAACATTCTAAGTTAGATTTGCATTAGATTAGATATTTGAAAACTAATCTTTTGCAATACTTAGAGCAATCTAAGGGAGAGTAGGCCTGGATGAACCCCGCATTTGGGCCTACTCTTTTTAAAAAGGGGATTTATGAAGAAGATTAAAAAGATTTTTAGAATTAAAAAAGAAACAGCAACTGCAACTCCAAAGATGGAGAAAGCAATGTTGCCTAAATTGGAGAAGAGGAGCAAATGAGTAGACCTACACTTGCACAAAGTCAGCAACCTGTTAATGTCTATACGACATTGGCAGATGTAAGAAACAGCCTTCAAATTGAAGACAGCCTGGATGATAATGAAATCCAAGCAGCGATTCTTGCTGCAAGCCGTATGATTGATGACTATTGCCAAAGAGGATTCTACCAAGAGGGTACATTAGCAGCACCTGTCACAAAGTACTATACACCTGTAAATCCGTGGTATTTAGAGATAGATGATCTCATTCAACCAACAGAAATAGCATCAAGAGCAAATCAATCTGGTCCATTTACTCAGATTTGGAATTTAGATACAGACATTATGTATGAGCCTGTAAATGCTCCAGAAACAGGAAGACCAGTAACCAGATTATTAGCAATTCAGACATATGTATTTCCTTACTTCTTTCCTCAGACAGTAAAAATAACTGGAGTTTGGGGCTTCAAAGAAATACCTTACGAAGTAGAATTAGCCTGCAAGATTCAGGCAGCAAGATTATTTATTAGAAAGCAATCTCCATTTGGTATTGCAGGCTCTGTAGAATTAGGAACAGTTAGACTCAATTCTCGCCTTGATCCAGATGTTGAGATGCTATTAAAGACTTATCGTAGAAACTTTGGGCTGGCATACTAATGGCTATTTCCAATATCAATGGTGTGAGAGATGCGTTAAAAGCAAATCTACAGACAATAACAAACCTGAGAGTTTATGACTTAATTCCAGATGTTATTGTGCCACCATGTGCAGTAGTAGGACAATTAGATTTCACATTTGACATTGACAACCAAAGAGGTCTGGATCAGGCTTCTGTTGATGTGTTTGTGATTGTACAAAGAATATCAGAGAGAAGTGGACAAGAAAAACTTGATGTTCTTTTGGCTGGAAGTGGTAATGGTTCAATCAAAACTGCTTTAGAGTCAGATAGATCATTAGGTGGACTTGTTAATACTCTAAGAGTTATAAGTGCTGAAAGTGGTACTTATCAGACTGGAGATCAAACATTTTTATCTTACCGTTATAACCTCACAATTTGGGGATAAGGAGAAACAATGGAATATGTAGTAACTTCAACAGCACTTCGTGGTAAACAGCCAGGTGCAAAGTTTACAGAGAAAGAATTGCTTGATTTAGGTGCTAATATTCAAAAGTATCTTGAATCAGGTAAGTTAAAAAGAGTAGACGCTTTATCAAAAGCACCTACACCAGCAGTAAAAGAAGCACCAGCAATACAAGCAGTAAAGCAAGAAGTACAAGTGCAGAAGGAAGAGCCTGAAGCATTTGTTTTTAAATCAGATAATAAAGAACAAGGAGATAAATAACAATGGCAAGAATAGTACTTACAGATGTAGATGTAGAACTCAATGGACAACCTATTGGAGAATACATTTCGTCAGTTACAATCAATACGCCAGAAGATGTGGTTGAGACTACAGCCTTTGGCCCAGTTGGGGCAAGAACAAGAACTTCAGGACTTAAGGATCACTCCGTAGCCCTTGAATTTCACAATGACTTCGCTTCAGGAGCAATGGAATCAATTATTGATACAATTGGGATTGGTCAATTAACAAATCTTGTTATCAAGCCAACTTCAGCAGCAATTTCATCAACTAACCCTGCTTACAGAGCAGATGGATCAGGTTCTGGAGCAACAAAGGCTGGACAAGTTTTGGTTTCAGAGTGGACTCCACTCAACGGTGCAGTTGGAGAACTTTCAACTGTTTCTGTAACATGGCCAATTTCAGGTCAAATCGTTAAGGATACAACTCCTTAATCATGGCAATCATAGTTTTAACTGATGTGTCAGTACAAATTGGACCAAGTTCAGGAACTGTGGTAGACTTAAGTGACCATGTTTCATCAGTTCAGTTAAGTACTGTACATGATCTTTTTGAAACTACGGTTCTTGGTGATGTATCAAAACGACAATTAGCAGGACTTGCAAATAATAGTGTAAGTTTTGACTTTTTGCAGGATTTTGATAATAACTCAGTAGAAGATACAATCGCTCCACTTGTAGGAGGACTTGCTTATTGCAAAATAAAGCCAAAAAGCAGTTCTGTTACAAGTGCTTCCAATCCCAGATACGAATTTGAGATTACAATTTCCGAATGGACTTCGTTAAATGGTGGCGTTGGTGAATTATCAACGGCACGAGTAACTTGGCCTATTTACGGAAATATAAATAAATACATAACACCTTAAAGGGGTAAAAATAATGGATGGTTTATTCATAAAAGTCAAAACAACAGATGGTGAAGAAGGCGTATATCCTATTCGCCCAAAGACTATTGTTGCCTTTGAAAATAAGTTCAATAAGGGCTTTGCTAAGTTACTTACAGAAGATCAAAAGTTAGAGCACATCTACTACCTTGCACATGGTGCATTGAAGGATGCTGGTAAGGCACCAAAGCCTTTTGGAGATGCGTTTCTTGACACACTTGAATCAGTGGAGTTAGCAAATGACCCAAATTCCGAATCCACAGAGACAGCCTAACCTATACGGTAGCAATGGTTTCTGTGGAGACAGGGATATCTCCAAACGATTTGCTTGAAGCACCTGAAGGTATACTTGAAGCAATTGTTATTTATCTAAAGCAAAAAGCAAAGGAAGCGAGCAGGAAATGAGTAAAGATGCTATAGTGTTAACTGGTTTAAAGCAAACACTAAAAGCATTAGAGCAATTTGACAAAGATGCAGTTAAGAGTTTTAATAAAGTTATTAACTCTGAATTAAGAAGTGCTAAACAAGATGCACAAGGCTTTGTCTCTTCTGCGCCACCACTTAGTGGATGGAATACTCAACCTGCTCGCAACCCTCGCTCTCGTGGTGGTGCTGGATGGCCACAATGGGATCAAAGCATTATCAAGGCTGGAATCTCAACCTCAAAGGCTGAAAGAAAAGTTAGCAAAGACTATACTACATCTGCTGGTGCCTTAAAGAATATATCAGCCCAAGGTGCTATCTATGAATTAGCAGGTAGAAAGAACAAAAGCGCAGGAAAGAACAAGTTTATTAGTAACTTGGAAAAACAAGACGGAAACGCTTCTCGCTTAATCTGGAAGTCTGTAGATAAGAATAAAGATAGAATTGTAAGAAATGTGTTTGATGCCCTTGAAAAGGCTAAAGCAACACTAAAACAAAATTTGAATAAGGAGAGTGCATGATATGGCAACAACTGGAGCAGTAATTGCACGAATTATCTCTCAGTATTCTGATAAAGGTAGTAAAGAAGCACAAAGAGATATTGCCAAGATGGGCAAAAAGATTGATGCATTTGGCAAGAAAGCAACAAAAGCCTTTGCAGCAGCAGGTGTTGCAACCGTTTCCTTTGCAGGTAAACTTGCAGTAGATGCTGTGCAAGGTGCCATGGAAGACCAAAAGGCACAGGCATCATTAGCAGTAGCACTTAGAAATACAACTGGAGCAACAGAAGATGCCATAGCAGCAAACTCAAGATTTTTAGATAGTCTTGAACTACAAGTTGCAATTGATAATGATGAGTTAATCCCTGCATTAAAGACATTAGTTCAAGGAACAGGTAACTTAAGTAGGGCTCAAGGACTGCTTACCTTAGCCACAGATATTAGTGCAGCAAGCGGAAAAGATTTGGGTGCTGTTTCAATGGCACTCTCAAAAGCATACAATGGCCAGTTTGGTGCTCTTACAAAATTAGGGCTACCTCTTTCTGCTGCAACCATTAAGGCAAAAGATTTTACAAAAGCACAAGAAGAATTAACACAAATAACAAAAGGACAGGCTGCAGCAGCAGCAAACACATTTGCAGGTAAACTAACAACATTAAGGTTAAGATTTAATCAAGTGTCAGAAGGCGTTGGATATGCCCTAATTCCAGCATTTGAAAAACTTGTAGATCGTCTGGAAATTGAAGTTTTTCCTGCCTTTGAGAAATTTATTAGGCTAAATCAGCAAGAAATAGTTGATACTATTGCTGGGACAGTAACAGTTATTCAAAACTTTGCAGAAGCAGCAGTTGGTCTTGCAAAAGCAATTGACAGTCTTGGCCCTTTGCTTAAGTTTTTTGCTTCATCAATTGCACAGATATATCTTTCTATAAAACTATTTTCTGGAGTAAAATTAGTTGAAAAGATTCTAAGAGGATTTCTTGGCACTTCTAAAGTTACAATAAAAGAAATAAGGCAGTTTGGTGGTGCCAGTGAGGCATTGGCAAAAAAGACTCCTATTCTTGCAAAAAGCATTAGAGGACTTACTATCCTTGTTAATTCTTTTAGAGTTGCTCTTGGTCTGGCTGCCGTTACAGGAGCAGCAGCCTTGGGTCCAATTGCTGCAATGCTTGCAATAGCAGCAGCAGCAATATTTGCAGTCTATAAAGGTATGGACTATTTACTTGACAGAGCAGCCAAAAGAGATGTCAAAAGAGATGCCGAAAAAAGACAAAGAATTCAAAGAGAAGTAGACGCTGCCAACGCACTTGCTGCTACTTATGATAGCCTTGAAGTAAGAAAACAAAAAGCATTTGATAAACAAAAAGAACAGCAAAACATTATTCTTTCTGGATTCAAGGCCATTGAAGAACAAGTCAAAGCCGCTAATGATACAAATAGAAAAAACGCTATAGATGCTGCAAGAGAAGCAAGAATGAATGCAGAGCAATTAGCAGATGAACAAAAGAGACTTTATATCCAGGGCTTGGAGAGAAAAGGTGTTCGCCAACTTGCCACTCTAAATAGAAATCTTCTTACAGATAAAAAGAAGATGGAAGTTCAACTTGCAGCAATTAAGAAGAACAATGCTAAATTAGATAAGCAAGGAATTAAACTTACAGATCCTGATGAGATGAATGCTATCCAGATGGAGGCTATCTATCA